AATCAAGTCCTAACACAATCAGGAATTTTAGCAAGTGGAAAAATTTATAAATATTCTATTGACATAATATCATCTACTTTAAGTTCACAAGAAATAAGAGTTTATATTGGAGGTACAGATTATTCAACACATATATTAAATGGAAGTGCTGAAACTATTGTAGCTTATGCAAAGTCAGCAGGTGCAAATTTACAGATTAGGGTTAATTCAAGCAATACAAGTGGGGTATTAACAATAGACAACGTATCAGTAAAAGAGGTTTTACAAGATTGGGAAGTTTCAGATTATGGTGGAGTTTCAGCAAGTGCATCATTAAGTTTAGATAATGGAGCAGTAAAAATATTAAAAACTGCTGATACTGATTGGCGAAGTAGTTTTTTAAGACAACCAATAACATATACAAATGGTAGTCATTATAAAGTTACATTTAAAATTAAAAATGGAGATGCCCCAAGTGCAAGTATATATGTAAGAAATGGTTATGATAGTAGTGGTCAAACTATAAAATCAGGTCTTGTTTTAACAAGCAGTTTTGTAGAACACACATATTATTTTACAGCAGATTCTAATTCGGTAGATATATCTTTTGGTAATGTACAATGGAACAACGCAGGTAGTGGAGAATACTTTTTTATAGATGATGTAACAGTCAAAGAAGTAGGGCAGCATTGGACATTTGGTGGTGGTTGGTCTTTAGAAAATGGTAAAGCAGTTTGTAGTTCACTAAGTAACAACTTAACACAAGATTTTGGTGTTATTGCTAATAGAGATTATAAGGTAACTGTTGAAGTTACTGATTATACAAGTGGTACTTTATATGTAGATTTAGGTGGTGCTTCTGCTCAAACAACATCATCATTAGGAAATAAAACATTTAATTTTACAACATCATCAACTGCTCTTTTAAGATTTTATGGGGGTTCTTTTAGGGGTTCAATAGACAACATAGTAGTACAAGAACTAAAGCACGATGCTACAAACCTTATGCTTAATGCAGGTGCTTATCAGTCAGCGAATCCACTAATCACTTCTACTAAGAGTATGGACTTTGATGGTGTAGATGATTATTTACAAACACCTATATTAGACCAAGTAACTATAGATAGTGATTCTAAATTTAGTTTAGGTTTATGGTTTAAAGCAAATACTTTAGGTCAAAAAATGGTATTTTCAACAAATAAGACAAGTGGTAATAGATTTTATTTATGGACTAATAGCAACACATTAGCTTTTGTTGCAGGTGCAGGTACAGCACCCTCTACAGGTTCAGAACCTACTATAGAAGCTAATAAATGGTATAATTTTGTAGTAGTTGTTGATGGTTTAACTTTTACTGTTTATTTAGATGGAGTACAACAATATATTATTACTGAAAGTTCTTCTTATACTACTACTTCTTCTTTAGTTTTTGGTAGGCACGGAAGTTCATCAACTTATTATTATGATGGGTATATTACAGAAGCAGGTTATTGGGATAGAACACTAACTGCATTAGAAGTAGCATCACTATACAATCAAGGTATGCCTACTAATCTACTTGTAAATAGAAACGACTATCAATCAGGTAACCCTACAGTATTTAATACTAAGCAAGTTGATTTTGATGGTGTTGATGATTATATGGTAGTAACCAATAATTATGGTAGTTTTACAGGTACAGTATCAATGTGGTTTAAAAGAGATAATACAGGAAACTCTATGTATTTAATAGATGCAAGAGGAACTTCAGCAGGGGGTACAGGTTATATAGGTGTAAATGGAAGTGCATATTTTACAAATGATGGAACAAGATATGTAGATGGTGTAGCACAAACAACTATGCCTACAGATGCTAATTGGCATCACGTAGTTGTAACAGGAATTACTTTAGATATTGATGAAGATTTAAAAATAGGTTCAAGATATAATGAAGTTGAAGAATTAGAAGGCAATATAAGTCAGTTAGGTTTATGGAACTCTACACTAACTGCTGATGAAGTATCTTCTTTATACAATCACGGATTACCTATTGACTTATCTACAGACCAAGCAGCTTATGAATCTTCATCTAACTTAGTAGGTTATTGGAGAATGGGTAGTGGTACACTAGATACTTATCCTGTTATCTATGACCAAACAGATACAACATCAGAAGCTATTACAGTAAAAATACCATCTACACAAACTTGGACAGATTCTAATGTAACAAGGGTTAATGATGATTCTGCTAATAGTGTTAGTTTTACTACAACTACTGCAAGTGGTAATTATGCTCTTGGGTATATGTCTAGTGCAGGTTTATTAAATAGTAATTTAGCAGTAGGTGTGTATAAATTATCTTTTACACTATCTACAAACAGTACAGTTTTTGGTAATAATATGTTAATGAAATGGTATAACACAGGTACTACTTTTACACAAACTACTGTTACTTTAGGTCAAAATACAGTTTATGGTATTATTACTTCTGCAAACAATAATTCTCATTTAAGTTTAACAGGTAATGCTATAGGTCAAAATATTATAATTAGTAATATTACTTTAGATAAATTAAATGGCAACCCTGCAATAATGACAAACCAAACATCAAGTGATATTGAGAATGGTAGTCCTTATGCACAACTATTACAAAGTAATGATTTTTCTAGTACAACAGGTTGGATATTAGATTCAGCAGCTTCTATTGATACATCTGCAGGTGTTTTGAATTTAAACACTCTTTCAGGGGGTGGAGGTGCAAGGCAAGTAGATTTAGGAATTATTCTTGGTAAAACTTATAAAGTTGTATATACTATAACACAAATTGATAATGGTCAAGTATTTACAAGAATTGCGAGTACATCATCTACAGTAAGAACTACAGTTGGTACTTATACTGAGTTTATTACTGTAAGTGATTTTACTTTAGGAGATAGATTTGATGTTAGAGGACATACAGGGGGAACAGCACAAATAAGCAACGTAACATTACAAGAAGTAAACACAGGATTACAAGGATATTGGAAGATGGGAGATGGTACTAATGATGAGTACCCTTATATTTACGACCAAGTTGACCCTACTTTAAATAGTGAGTTAGTTGTAAATGGTTCTTTTACAGGAGTTGCTAATGGTACTGATGTAACTACTTTAACAAATTGGAATTCTTATGGTTCTCCTACATCAAGAAATGTAGTAGATAATAAATTAGTAATAGTTGCAACAGGTGGTAATCAAGGTGCATATTATGATTTAGGTTCTTTAACAGGTACATATAAATTATCTGTAGACATAACAGGAGATGTTGGTGCAGGTGGTATATATATTTCTGCGGCTAATGCTCATAATGTTACAACTTCAGTAGGAACTTTAGAATTTGCTTTTGTTGCTTCAGGTTCTACTATAATCTTTTTTAGAGCAGCAAATAATAATGCAGGAACAACATCTTACACAAATATATCTGTTAAAAAAGTAAATGGTAATCTTGCAACTATGACTAATATGGTAGAGGGTAATATCACTAACCAATATCCACTAACAAAGATTAGAAACTACTATAGAATGGGAGATGGTATATTAGATGGTTATCCTATCATACAAGACCAAACAAGTCCTAATCTTGCACATATACCTACTACTAATTTAGTAAATTACAATGATACTCAATCTCTATATGGGGTTACTAAAACTACAGTATCTCCACCAAGTGGTTATACAGGTGATGCATATAGATTTACTGAAGAAGCTACTACTGCACAGCATTATGCAAATCAACCAATAGCAACTGTTACAAGTGGTGTTACCTATACAATGTCTATGTATGTGAAAAGTTCATATAGTAGTGTGCAAATATACACAAATACTGCTCAAATAAATTCTAACGTAACTGTTGACACTATAAATGGTACACTATCAGGCGATACTCCTAATAAAATATCAGATGCAGGAGATGGTTGGTGGAAAATACAATGGACACACCCTGCACAAGCAACTGCAACAACTACTATTTATTTAGTAGTAAAAGATTTAAGCAGCTATGCAGGTAGCACATCTAACTTTACTGAATATTTTGGAGTTCAATTAGAAGCACAAAGCCAAGCCACACCATTTTTAAACTCAATAGGAGTAAATGCAGTAAGAAAAGCAACAACTACTAACTTAGTGCCTTATAGTGAAGATTTATCACAATGGACTATAGCTAATGGAACAATAACACCTAATGCAATTGTGTCTCCTGATGGAACACAAAATGCAGATAAAGTGGTGTTTAATAATACAGGTTTAGATTTAAAGACAACAATTACAGTTGTAGCAGGAGAAAGATACACTATAAGTTTTTACATAAAATTAGAAAGTGGTACAGGTTTACAAGGTAGATTTTATGATAATAGTAATAGCACTAATATAGAATATTACACTTATACAAGTCAAATACAAGGAACTGAATGGTCAAAAGTAACGAGGTCTGTAACTGCACCAAGTGGTTGTACTGAAATGCAAATATGGTTAATTGCAGCTTCATCAACTTTAGTTACTGCTTATTTTTGGGGTGGTCAATTTGAACAACAAACACAAGCAGAAACGTATGCACCAACTTATGGATTACCTGTAACAATAGATTTATTCACAGAAAATAATTATGGAACTATGACTAACATGGTCGCAGGAGATATAGTAGAAGATACACCTTAAAAAAATAAAATTATGATATATACAACACCAAACACAAGTTTATTGACAGAAGTAGATGCAGAGGGAAACCCTGTATGCGACTTCTCACAAATTGTAGAGGATAGTCCTGCTACAGTTAGAAAGTCAGTAGATGGTACATTATTTATTGCTAAATTTGATGGCGATACTCCAACTTTTTTAGATGGATTAGACCAATATACTCACGAGGAGATATTAGCAATAGTAAGAACATCAGCTTGGACACCTGAACAAGAATAAGATATGCCTTGTTTAAAATGTGAAAACGGATTATGGAGATTTGGAGAAAGCGGTAAATGCCAATATTCTTCTAAATCTGAATGTGATGCTGCAAATGCTGATTATTATGCAGAGACAACGGAGTATGATTATACGTTTAATTTTACTTATGAACAAATGGAGGAATTACACGAAAACGGTCAGATTTTAGTTCATATAGAAAATGATAACCAAGAAATGGATATATTATTTACTTATAACGCTGATAAAGATGATGAAGAAATAGAAAAAGAAATTTATGACAATCTTACTAATTCTTTGTTAGATGACGAGCTTGATGAATATATTAATAAATTAACAAACTCAATAAAGCAACTATAATGTCAGACGAAAAAAGAAAAAAACTACAAGAAAAAAACATTAATAAGCTTAATCCTTATAAGGAGAGAGTAAAAAAATATTTTCCTAATGGTGGGGAGATTTGTACTGAAGGTAGAAAAAAGGGAACAAAAATAGTTAGAAAAACTACGCAAATTAGCAGAAATGCATTAACTTGGGCATTAGAAGGACATTCAACAAAAATTAGAATGGCATTAGATTCTTTATTTGCTGAAAATCCTGAAGCATATATTAACGCTGTATCTAAATTGCTTAATTATACAGTTCCAAAACTTTCTTCTTCAGAGATTAATGACAAAACAACCAAGAAAGTCAAGATTGAACTTAATGATGATGTAAGCATTGAAGATTTAAGAGCAAAAATTGACGAAATTGACAACAACTGATAACACACTTAAGTTTGCACTAGAAAAAAAACTATGCGAACTTTCATTCTACGAATTTTTTAAACAAGCTTGGCACATTGTTGAACCTTCTATTGAGCTATCTACTAATTGGCATCATAAATATCTGTGTGACTTATTACAAAAAGAAGCAGAAAGAATAATTGCTAATAAACCAAAGACAAAGGATATTGTAATTAATATACCTTTCCGTTCAACCAAATCACTTTTAGTTACTGTAATGTTTCCTGTGTGGGCTTGGATTAGAAATCCTAAGTTTAGATTTATAACAGCCTCATATTCAGCAGAATTATCTATAGAACACGCTACTAGAAGTAGAGATGTAATAAACTCTGAATGGTTTAAAGATAGGTGGTCAGATGTGTTTCACATTAAGAGAGACCAAAACTTAAAAGCAAGATACGAGAATAATTTTTTAGGCGTAAGAAGGGCGACATCAGTTGGGGGTACGGTAACAGGGCAGGGGGGAGATTTTCTATTGGTAGATGACCCTGTATCACCCCAACACGCAGCATCAGAAGTAGAAAGAGAAAATGCCAATGAGTGGTATAGAACAACATTCTATTCTCGTTTAAATAATCCATTAACAGGAGTAAGAATTGTTATTATGCAAAGAATACACGATAACGATTTAAGTGGTTTCTTATTAAATGGTGGTGAGAGTAGATTAAAATATAAACATATTTGTATACCTGCTGAATTATCTGATGACATTAAGCCTAAAATATTAAAAGATAATTATGATGAAGATGGCTTGTTTTGGACAGATAGATTTAGTAGAAGTATTTTAGATGATTATAAGCAGGCTTTAGGGAGTTATGGATATGCAGGTCAGCTAATGCAGACCCCAACACCTCTTAATTCAGGAATGATAAGAGCAGATTGGTTTAAAATAGACCAATTTAAGCACACTACAGAACACGCAACGGTAGATTTTGTTATAGACCCTGCATATACTGCAAATGAAAAAAATGACCCTTCCGCTATGCTTGCTTACACTTTCAAAGATAATAAGTGGCAAATAATAGATTGTGTGAATGTTCGTAAAGAATTTCCTGAATTAGTTAAGTTTATACCACAATGGGTAGCTAAAAATGGATATACTAACAGAAGTAGAGTTTATGTAGAGCCTAAAGCATCAGGAAAATCTATTGTACAAACATTAAAAAAAGAGACAGGATTAAATGTTAGAGAAGATAAGCCGCCATCCAAAGATAAGGTAGCAAGAGTGCAAGATATTAGTGCTTCTTTAGAAACAGGAAGGGTGAGTTTATTGAAGGGAGATTGGAATGAAGAATTTTTACAACAGCTTGTTAAATTTCCATCAGCAAAACACGACGATATGGTAGATTGCTTAGTAATGGCAATCAATAAACATATGTGGAATCACTCTAAAATATTATATTTTTCCTAAAATTTCTTGGATTTCCAAAAACTTCTAGTATAGTATAAAAAAAAATCTTATAATTGCGAAATTATAAGGATAATATGAAGTTGCAAAGTATAAATGAAGAACACGAAGTCCTAATTAGGCGTTATGTTAACTTTATTAAAGGTATAGCATACGAAGCTACCGAACATTGTGAGTATGGTAAGTTTGATGATTATAATGATATTTTGAAAAACATTATTAAATACACGAATGAGTTTCAAGAAATTATTGAAAACAATCATCAGACTAAAGAATGGGTATTTATGTCTCCTAATTTAATGCTTTATTCGTGTATGGGTTTTTTAACAGGTATAAAGAACAGGCATAATTACGAAATGATTGATTCTTTATCTGAAATACTTTTTGAAAAGACAATAGATGTTGTAGAAAAGACCTCAACAATTATTGAGAGTATGGAATATGCGCAATTAAAAAAAGAAAAAATAGAACTTATAAAAATAAAAAGAAATGAGCATAGTAATTAGCCTGAAGCAGGGTGATGAGAAAAGAGATGTTACAATTCCAACTGAATGGAAGGATATGACATTGGAGTATTGGTGTGGAATGACAACAATAATAAAAACACATTTTGATAGAGCTGCACTAAGGAGAAATTCTAAAAACGACAAACAAGAGGAAATAGACCATACTGTAGAATATTTAGAGTTTGTAGATAATCAATTAGAGGATTTTCAAAATATACAAATGAATAGAGATTTATTTGGTTATATGACGGGCTTAGACAAGGAGTCTATGAAACTAATAGACATTGAAAGTGTAAATAAAGTAATAAGTGTTTTAGATGGTCTTGTAGATGAATACAAGCCAAAAGGTTTGCGTTCTTTTGAATGTGAAGGAGAAACATACTATTTTCCATCAGAATTTCTAAGACAAAATACTTATGGAGATTATATAGAGGCTACACAGCTTGAAATGTATATAGAGTCAATGAAGCACGGTAAGTTTGATGTATTGCCTGAGCAGATGGCTATTTTATGCAGAAAATTAGATGAACAGTATGATGATGATGCTATACCACAAAAAACAGAAATGTTTAAGAAGTTAACAATGGACGTCGTTTGGGAGTTCGGTTTTTTTTTGACTCAGCAAAACATAAGATTAGCGAAACTTTCAAATATGTATTCGGAGAAAAAAGAGCTAGTCAAATGATAGTTAAAACCCAAAACCTCTATGATGTATATGTGAAGCCGTTTGGTTGGCTTAATAGTCTTTATATGCTTGCTGAGAAGGGTATATTTAAAACAGAAGGAATGAACGGTATAGAAAGCGTTAAAAATACTAATCTCTACAAGGTTTTAAGCTATCTAAGTTGGATAACAGCTACAAATGAATACGAATCTAAAGTACAAGAAAAAATACACAATCCAAATAAAATAACTTAATGGCAATAAGACTTACAGACATAGTAACAGTAATGAAAAGCAAATGGACTTATGGGGATAAGTTCTTTGGTTACACAGAAGAATTTAATGACAATCATAATACCCAATACCCATCAATACTTATAAGTCCGCCATCTTCAGTATTTCCTGAAGTATCTCTAAATAATGGGTGGGAGCTTTATACTTTTGAAGTTTATTTTTCAGATTTATACAATAGAACAGCACAAGCAAATGTTAGCTTAGACCAAAGATGGGATAACCTGCAAGATTTAGCTAATGAATGGTTAGACATGTTTTTAAAAAATTATCAAGACGGTATAGTAACGGGATTTTTAGAGGGTGAAGATGTAACTGTAGAGAGAGTTAAAGAAGTTGCTAATGACCAACTTTTACAAATAAGAATGAATTTTACTTGGAAGGTGTTTAGTAAATGCTTTAGACCTCAATCTGTTTATCCTACAGATATTGCTAACCTAGTAACTTGGCTAAGGGCAGATAGTGGATTGACATTTGATATACCTACTAAAAAGATTAGTGCTTGGGAAGATTATTCAGGAAGCAATAATGATTTAGTACAGACTACTAAAAGCAAACAGCCATTAAGATATACTTATGATGGGGCTAATGATAAGTCAAGAGTTGAGTTTAATGGAACAACTGATTATTTTGATTCTGTAAACAACCTACCTATAACAACACAATTTACAATATTCCAAGTAAGTAAAAATAGTGGTAATACAACAGCAAGTATTTTAAGTTATGCAAATGCAGGTAAAAGCATAAGATTGTCATATACAAGTGATTCTGAATTATTAGCCTCAGTAAGTGACGGAACAACAGCAATAAGTGTAACCTTAACAGGCTCTAACGCTTCTAATTATCATATAGGAACATACAAATTACACAACAAAAGATTATATGTAGATTATGATTCTTCAGGAAGTTCATTATCAACAAGCGTTCAAGAAGCGGGCTATGACAATACAACAACCTATAATGATGCGGAATATACTTTAAGTAGCGCAACTTCATTTATAAGTGCTAATTTACAAGAGTTTATAATATTTAATTCTGCATTAGATGACTATACTATAGGGCAAATAAAATCATACTTAAACAAAAAATATAATATATATTAAAATATGGCAAGATATAAAGGTGTAATAATTGCGGGAATTCAGCCTCTTGACTATGCGGGTAGTCAGCTAGCGATAATGTCTGAAACTAATAGGTCTAATCAGTTAATGAGTGCAAACAAAGATTTAAGGTATCAATTAATGTGGAATGGATTAAAAGACGACCAAGCTCCAAGTAGTGGTAATTTTAATCCAAGTAACAATAAGGGAGATATAATAAATGTTATTTTTGAAGTTTATGCAACTACAGTTTCTCCTCCTCCTGCCGCTTCGGATGATTGGGATTTAGTTGCTAGTATAACAAAAACAAGAGATATTGTTAATCAAAATTATTTAAAAGGGCAGCCCGCTTTAAACCAACAAAGATTTACTGTTGATATTAGCTCAATATGTCAAGATTTACTTTCTTATAGTTTAGTTCCTATTAACAAAGGAACATGGCAAAGCTCTTCTTATGGCGGTATGAATGGTGGCTTAACTAAGCAAGATAATGTAACTGAGGCAATTAGTAATTACAATGTAACTCCAAATGGAACGTATAGGCATATATGGGTTAAGGCAACCCCCGAAGTTATTATTGCTAATGGAACTATACAAAGAATTTCAGGTCAAAATCCTTTGTCATTTAATAAAATAGTAGTTATAAATTCTTTAGCTCAATTTGAATTAGATAATCCTTATTATTATAGGTCTTTTTTAATTGGACAATATGGGACTAGCACAACTTACCCTAGGGGCTTTATGAGTTTTTGCCCAAATAAAACACAACTTATTGGAGACTCTGTAACTACTTTCATGAAAAATGTAAGAACGGATGAAGAGGCAGAGTGGTTGTATTGGTATCAATATAAGTTATTTAATAATACAAATTCAAGTGATTATGCAACTAAAGCAAGGATTAAGGTTCTTGTGTACTCAAGTGTTGGGGTATTACAGAATACCTGTTACTTATCTGATTTTAATTCTAATTTATTAACAGAAACAAGAAGCGATTTAGTGGTTTTTAAACAATCTCAAGGGGTTATGTGTGCGCAAAATGTTTCTCCTGTTTACATAAATGCTAATGCACAAGATGATGACGGTAATACATTAGCAAATCAAATAGACAGCTCTACGCAATACTATAAAACACATTTAGAGTATACTACTGCTGAAGATAATTTTTCTCCAAATACTACTTTTGATGGTAATATAACAGGATACGAAAGTTACAACTCAGGAACAGCATCTTATTCTACAACCGAAGTTTATCAAGACTTTACAGGCTCACTAAAATCAATAAATGATGGTACTAATGATTGGTTTTTTAGACTTACAAATGAATTAACTTTAGTTGATTTAACTACTTATACAATTACTTCTTTTGTGTATATAGAGGCGGGTTATACAGGGGGAGATATATATCTAACTACAGCGAGTCAATTTGGTGGTTCAGAAACCGCCGTAAAAGCAGATAAGACCATAATGGGTTCTTGGCAAAAAACAACTACTGAATTTAATGTCGCAGGTGATACGACAGGAAGGGTTTATGGGCGTTCCTCTAGTCCGTCTCCTTCTAATGGAAATACTGTTTATTTTAGTAATATAGTTATACAGTCTAATATAACAACTCTAAAGGCAACAGAAGACAGGTATTTTAACATAGATAGAGAAACTGCTAACATTCCTTTTGGATTTGTAAGATTTCATTGGCTAAATAGAGCAGGAGCAATAGATAGTTATACTGCTAAAAGAAATGTAATGGAAGGATTATCTGTAAGTAGAGATACAATAGAAACTAAATCTGCAGATAGAACTTGGTATCAAAATGAAAATGATGGATTTGGTAGTCCTAATGCAGACTCTGCATATATTAATAACACAATGAGGGGTGGTAATTTATATAAAGGAGGTAGAGAAGTGTTAAATGTTAATGCACAAAGAAATAATAGTGTATATACTGAGCCTTTAAATAAACAAACAGCAGATTGGTTAGAAGAAATAATGACATCTCCAAATGTATGGATTGAAATGGACACAGAGGCTACAGCAAGAGGCAATACAACGAATCCTTTTCAAAGACCATCTACAAAAGGATATATACCCGTTATCATAACTAATGGTGAGGTTGAAACAGTAAATCAAGAGGAAGGACTAGTTAAGTTTAATATAGAATATACTTTAGCTCATAAAGTTCAAACACAAAGAAATTAATGTCTCAAGTTGCTATTGAAATCTTAGATTATGTATATGATGGAGGAACCATTGATTTTAATTCTAGTATTTTAGGAACTTTAGATGTTACTTCACATTCTGACTTTCCCTTAGCTCTTACGTTTAGTATTGCTGATATTAAAGATATAAACGCTAGAAAAGGAACTTTTAGCAAGACATTTAAAATACCTGCTACTAAAAACAACAACAGAATTTATAAAAGTATTTATTTGGCTAATAGCAGTAGCTCTAATGATGTTTTTACTAAAAAAGAATGTAGGATATTGGTGAATAATGTATTTGCTATTCGGGGGATATTACAATTAAAAACGGTAGGGAGTTCAGAAAATCCTGAATACTATTCTTGTGTTTTTTTTGGAAATAACATTGGATGGGCAAATAAAATAGAGGAGAAGTTATTAAAAGATTTAGGAACTGATGGAAGCGGTTGGGATACGATAAACGGAAAGGTTGGTACAGGATTAAAAGTAAATAAAACAGATATTGTGGCTACTTTCAGTCAAGATGATGCTACAGGGTCAAGCCCTGTTGTATATCCTGTTACATCTTATGGTGATTTTAACCCCACAGGAGAGACCCAAACTCTTCAGCTATTAGATACTGCATACGATTCTCCCCAAACAGGAACTACTGCCGCCTCTTTAGGTTACACGGGTAGTGTAACAAATGCAAACCGATATAATACTCCTGAGCCTGTTATGGATTGGAGACCTTGTTTGTGGGTATATGATGTTTTTAAAGAAATTTTTATTCAGGCGGGGTATTCTATATCTTCTACTTTTATTGAAGGCTCAATATTTAAAAAACTATTATTTGCTTTGCCTAATTTTAAATATAATGATGATGGGGAAAGGTATAATTCACACTCTCTTGAATGTTCTTTTGCTAATAGTGCATTTGTTGACACCTATAGCTATTCTGTATCAAATACTACAACCCAAAAAAATCAAAATTATACTATCAACCTAAATAATACTGATTTAAACTTTATTGAAACTTTAAATACTGCCGATTTTAATGGAAGCACAGGAGATTATATAGTGCCTGATTATGGCTTTTATAATATTAATCTATTAAGAATGGGTTATATATATAAAAATCCCGTATTCACTAACACTAATCGGGTTGAAATTGTACGTTCTACATTAAGAATTATAGTAAAAACTGTAGGTCAGACTCATTGGAGAATACTAGCTCAAACCTCAACAGTTCCAATTAATAGAATTATGTATGAAAATGACTCCTCTACATGGGAGGGAGTTCAGTATTTTGGAAATGAAATAAATGATGAGTCTAGATATTTTTTGAATAAAGATGATATTGTAAGAACTCAAATACATGTTATTTTTAAAACTTTACCGTCCACGGCGGGAGCTTATACCTCTACTTTTGACATTGATTTGTATGGCTCTCAAGAGATAAATATTACTTCTCCTAGCGCTAACATTCCTAATGGAAGGTATGATATAAAGGTTCAGCCTGAATATGTTGCTTATGGACAGACTTATAATTTAAAAGATATAATTAATAAAGAATATAAACAGATGGATTTTGTAAAAGGAGTGGCACATGCCTTTAACTTGCAATTTACTACAGATGAAGATTCAAAAACTATATTTATAGAGCCTTTTACTGATTTCTATAAACCATTATCTGAGGCTATAGATTGGACATATAAGGTAGATAAGAGTAAGGGATATACAGATGATTTATTAACATCTTCTTTAAATAGAGATATTATTTTTAAATATAAAGCAGATGATAAGGACTCTAAAGTTAAGCAAAGAGCAATGGATTATTTTAAAGAGATAGAGGATGAATACCCTTATTTTGAAACATTATCTGACAAATTTAAAAAAGGAACTTCTACTTTTGAAAATCAATTCTTTGCAGGAACATTTACTGCGGGGGATGTTGATATATCTACCAATCCTAATCCACAGCCTTATATAGCGTGTTTATGGGAAGAGCTGCAAGACGGAGGATATATATCTCCTAATGATACTGCAAGACCTGATAAGGGTTATGATTTTCTTCCTAGATTATTATATTGGAAAAAATACAGTCCTGACTTGTCTACCAATCCTTACGCAGTTTGTTTAAAATATGCTACTGCTCAAACTTGGGATTCTACATATAAAGGAATATTTGCAGACCAAAATATAGGAGGTATTTACATATCTAATGTTTTTCCTCAAGCCACATCAGTAAATAGAGATGACAGCAGCTCTCCTGTTTTGACTTATGGTAATGTGTGGGTTAGAGATTATGATGATGCAAACAATACTTATACCGATTATAGTGTTGGTAAAGGCTTATATCAGACCTATTATATGGCAATGATTGAAATGCTTAAAAAAGACCAAAGAATTAGGAAGATTAATGTTAATTTAAAAATAAAAGATATTATTAATTTAGATTTAAGAAAATTAATATATATAGATGGTGTTTATTGGAGAATAAATAAAATAAATGATTATTCACCCCTTAGCAATTCACCAACTAAAGTAGAGTTAATTAGATGGTTTAATTATGAAGGCTTTATAAGTACCGAGCCTACATTAAATGCTAATGATGGAAATTGGAATAATTCAACAGGCTTCGGCTTATAATATGGGAGAACAGGTTAGTCAAATAAATAATGGGGGTATTGCTAATATTAGTGGATTAAAGGTATATATGACAATAACAATAAGTGGAGAAGATTTTTTAATACCTATTGTCGCTGAAGATGAGTATGGTAATGCTCATCAAGTATTAAGAAGAAGCGTAAACAACATAATAGAGGACGACGAATAATATGGCAGAAAAACTACCTATAGTAGAAGAAGCATTAAGAAGGGCAGGTGGTCTCTATATAGAATACCTACAAGACGAGTTAGATTATCAAAAGCACGTTGCGTCAGGTAATCTTAAAAATGGTTTTTATGTAAGAGTACATTATGCGGGTGGCGGCTTAAGAATGGACGTTATGAACAAGTATTCATATATGGACATTGTGAATAACGGAGCTTCAGGTGTTACTGCTACTTATGCTGAGTTAGATGCTTGGACAAGTCAAAAAGAAAGTAGGGGTGAGTTGAGTTTTTCAAGTAATAGTAGAAGAAGGTATTTTATAAATAAAGTTAAATCAGAATTAGAAAGTCGCTATTTAACACAAGGGGGAGATAAAGTTGCTCCTAGAAGATACTTTTTTATAGAAACTGCTTATGAAACTGCTAATACTCAGGGAGTGCAAAAAGAAATAGAAAATAGCGTATCACAAGAAATAGAGGCTATATTAAATAAATATGGAAGTTTTAAAGCAATACAATTAACAATATAATAAAATGGCAAACAAAAAATTAGCTATAGAAGTAGAAATCAAAAACATCAAAAGGGTTGCTGATTTAAAATCTGAACTAAAAGCATTAAGAAAAGAACAGGTTGAATTAGAAAAAACTTCTAAGACGGGTAGGTTTACGTCAAAAAAACAGGAAGAACAATATATTAAAAATTCTAGAGCAATAAAAGATAAATCTACACAGCTAAGAAATTTAAACAAAAATTTAAAAGAATCTACTACTAATACTACTAAAGCTGCAAAAGCCTCTAATGGTATGGCTAAACAGTTTATCAAAGGGGCTGCGGCTCTTGGTGTTATTGTTACCGCCTTTAGAACTGTGAGTAGGGTTGTTTCTTCTGTGCTTTCTACTTTTTCTGAATTTGAATTTGTAATGGCTAAAGTAAATGCTGTTTCAGGGGCTACAGAACAAGAATTTACTGCATTAACAAAATCTGCGGAAGAACTAGGTAGAACAACTTTTTTTACCGCAACACAAGTAGGTCAATTACAATTAAATTTTTCTAAATTAGGATTTACTGCAGATGAAATTTTAAAAGCCCAAAAAGCCACATTAGATTTAGCAACAGCAACAGGTAGTGATTTGGCTAGAAGTGCAACTGTAGCGGGTGCGGCTGTTAGAGGTTTTGGATTAGATGCTAGTGAAACTGCTAGGGTGGTTGATGTAATGGCTGTTTCTTTTAGTAGTTCTGCTATGGATATTGAAAAATGGCAAACTTCTATGACTAAGGTTGCTCCTATTGCAAAGTCCGCAGGATTCTCTATTGAAGATACTGCAGCAATAATGTCTAAATTAACAGACTCAGGTATTGAGGCTTCTATAGCGGGTACTTCTTTAAGAAATATACTTCTTAAAATGCAAGACCCTGCCTCAGATTTAAGTCAAGCATTTGGAGGCACGATACATTCTCTAGATGAGCTAGTCCCTGCTATGAAAAAGTTTTCAAAAGAAGGTGGTGATTTAGCAAAAATCATGCAGGTTGTAGATTTAAGACAGGCTGCTGCTTTTGAACAAATGATTACCTCCGCAGATGCTACTTTAGAATTAAGAGACAAACTTAATAAAGCAAATGGAGAGGCAGATAGAATGGCAAAAATTATTGGAGATACGCTACAAGGGTCTTTTTTAAAGTTTACTTCTGCACTACAAGGTCTTTCAATATCTCTTATGAAAGATTTTGCAGCGGGGCTTCAGTCAGCTATTGAAAGAACCGCTAGGTTTTTTAATATGTTAACTAAACATAGCAAAGTAATAACTACTGTAATAAGAGCAGTAATAAGACTTGCTAAATATTTTGGGGTTTATAAGCTATTAATCGCTTCATTACCTGCTTTACAAAGGGCTTGGAACGCTGCCTTAATATCTACAACAAGTGTTACCGCAGCAACTACTGCCGCAACAAATTTCCTTTCAGCAGCAGTTATAAGGCTAAAACTTGCTTGGCAATCACTTGTTGCTTCTACGGGGATTGGTTTAGTGGTGGTTGCTCTTACTGAATTTGTTTCTTGGATGATTAGAAGTAAAACTGCAACAGAGGAGTTAACGGAGGTTACGGAAGAATATATTGATATAAAAACACAATTAGGGTTAATAGAGGATTCTATTAATAAAACAATGTCAAAGCGACTTGCTAATTCTCAAAAGGAGGCTAGAAAAAATATAGAACTCTTAGACACTGAGATAAGACTTCGTAAATCTTTGCTTATGAGAGCAGAAAAAGGCATGATTAAAATGTCAAATCTAGAGAAGGATTTACACAAAAAGGCAATAAAAAGATTTGAGTTTAAAAAACAATTAGAGGAAAAAAATGAAAAAAGACTAATAAAGAAAGACAAGGAATTAGCTCTTTTAAAAAAAGATTTGGTTTATATAGCCGAAGAAGAATTAAAATTGGCTAGAGAAGTTCCTGCGGCTACAGAAGCAGAGGTTGCTGCTAGAAATAAAAACGTAGACATTTTAGAAAAAGAAATAAAAAGACTGAAAGAATTAGGCTTAGAAAAAGATAAAGCTAAAGACGATAGCTTATTCTATAAGGAACTATATACTAGCTCTCAAGCGGATTTAGATTTGTTAAGACAACAAGATGCTGATTTTTTTGCTGAACAAGAAGAAAAAGGCAAGATGCGTCTTGAAATGTTTAAAACATTTTCAGATAGTATATTTACAATTATTGGAAACAATGCACAGAGAAGGGCTGATAGAGAGGCTAAAATACTAGAAGAAAGAAAAGAGGCTGGTTTAATAACAGAAGCACAATACGAAGCTCAACTTTTACAAGTTCAGAAAAAAGCTTTTGAAAGAAAGAAAAGGCTTGATATTGCAGAAGCAATAATTAATGGGGCTTTAGCTATGACAAAGGTAACAGCACAAACAGGGATTTTAGCTTTTGCTTTTTCTCCATTTATTGCAGCTATGACTGCCGCACAGATTGCAGTAATTGCATCTCAAAAATTTGCTTTAGGAGGTATAATAGAAAAGTTTGCTGATGGTGGAATGGTAGTTGGTAAGTCACACGCACAAGGTGGGGAGAAGTTTGCTGTAGGAGGCAGGGTAGCAGAACTAGAAGGTGGTGAGGCTGTTATAAATAAGCGTAGTACAGCTATGTTTAAAGGACAGCTATCAGCTATGAACGCAGCAGGTGGTGGTGTTAAGTTTGCAGATGGTGGATTAATGAATATGCCATCTTTTGCTAGCTCACAATTTAATGCAACCAATCAACAAAACATGATGGGCGCAATGAATCAAGGTAGCAGAGTTGTAGTGGTTGAGGCTGATATAACTAATAGTCAAAATACCGTAGGTTTAATAGAGGCAGAAGCTACATTTTAAAATATAAACAAATGTTTGTTAGTAAAAAAGTAAAGCAAGATAGATTAGATACCTGTAAAAAGTGCGATTTTTATAGAAACTTCTTAATGTTAAGATATCCTAAGTGGGATAAAGGAGCAAGATGTGCTAAATGCACTTGCTTTTTAGATGCAAAGACAACATTGACTAAAGAATATGCAGGTAAATGTCCTCTTAATAAATGGGAAGAATAATTAAAAATAACCATTATGACTATTGAATCTATTGCTAATAAAATAGAACAAGAACAAAAAAGAGAAATAATACAAGCTGTAAAACAAAACAATGACTCTATAGAAAAACAGGGTAAATACCATTCTAGAGGATTAACATTGCTTTTTAAAGAATGGCACAGGCACTTTCCTCACATTAAACAACAACTAGGATGTAAAGGATGTAGAGAGGCTGTCACTAAGTTTTGGAATAATGTAAATAAAATCTGGGAACAAAAAAATTAATATGGCGTCAAGACAAAATAAAGTTGATGTAATATATGATTATATAGATTTAGCTGAAAAAGAAATTATTAAAAGGTGGCACGACCCTACTACAAAAGACATATTAAGGCATTTAATTGAAAGAGGAATAGTAGAGCCTAAGAGATTAAGAAACTATATGATTATATATGATTTTGATTGTATGCTAAGAACTAATGAAGGGAACAGAACTTATACTTTTATGGACTTATCAATTAAATATAATATTTCAGAAAGACAGGCTCAAAGTATAGTTTATAAAGAAAGAAGGAAGCAATCCCCATCTGAAAACATCACATACTAAATTTTTTTCCTAAAACTGCGCAAGTTTTTGATAAGTAAAAAATATTTTTGCGTTTATGAATAAAAATTGGTATAACATTAAAGCAGAAGCGTCTAGCAAATCTGCAGACGTTTATATTTTTGATGAAATAGGTGCTTTTGGCGTAACAGCTCAAGGCTTCATTGAAGAAATAAAAGAATATAAAGACGTCCCAATGAACTTACACCTTAACTGTGTAGGTGGTGATGTGTTTGAAGGGATGGCTATTTATAATGTTCTTAAAAAAAGAACAGCAAAAACAACAATATATATAGAAGGTATAGCTGCAAGTATGGGTAGTGTAATTGCGTTAGCGGGTGATGAGGTTATTATGGCTGAAAACTCACTATTTATGATACATAATGCTTGGGGTGGTGCAATGGGTGAAGCAAATGAAATGAGAAAGACTGCTGCCTTATTGGATAAAATTAGCAATGAAATTGCTGATATATATACTAAAAAAACTAATCTACCTTATAATAAGGTACAAGAAATGATGGACGAAGAAACTTGGTTAAGTGCTGATGAGGCTTTTAATTTAGGATTTGTTGACTCTATCTCTGACGCTATTAAAGTAGCGGCTAAATATGACGTTTCTAAGTTTAAAAATATAACAGACAAGGAAATTCAAAATAAACTAAGTGTTAATTTAAAAAGTAAAAAAATGACCGAAGAATTGAAAAATTGGTTTAACGCTAAAGTTGAGGAAATTATTACTAAAGTAAAAGCTAGTAATGAGTCTGAAGCTGAGGATGTTAAAGAGGTAGAGGTAATGATGGTAGATGACAAAGAAGTTTCTGAGAAACTTACAGGATTTGAAGCTAAAGTTACTGAACTTGATGGTTTTGTTGCTGAATTAGAAGGAGAAAAAGAAACTCTTACTGAGGAAGTAGAAAGACTAAATGCTTTATTAAGTAAAGCAGACGCTAAGGGTACTGAGCTATCAACTGATGGTGACCCCGTAGTAATTGAAAACAAAGTGGAGGACAAAGAAAGTAAGTTCTTCTCTGCATTAGCAGAAAAATTAAAATAAGTATAAATAAATAAATAATATAAAAAATGGCAAATATAGCTTTAGACGGTTTAGGGGCGACTTACCAAGGAACTTATGCTTCAAGAATTTTATTAGAACCAATGTTTCGTTCTGATGATATTATGCGTAACTACACGGTTTACCCTAACGTAAAATATAAACAAAACTTAATGCTTGCACCTAAATTATCAGGTATAACAGCATTAAATACAGGTTGTACATCAACAAACACTTGTGACCCTGCAGGATTTACTGTAGAGCCAAAAGTAATTACAGTTTCTAATGTATCTGTAAAGCAAGTACAATGTTGGGACGAGTTCAAAGACCAATTTATCGTTGAGTCTTACAAAAATGGATTAAATATGCCTGACTTGACAGGAACTCAATTAGCAGATGTAATAATGAATAGAGTAAGAAATGGAATCCAATCAGATGTTGTAAGAAATATGTGGGCAGGAAATACAGCAGCAGCAGTTGCTGATTGTACATATACTTGGGCAGATGGATTATGGAAAACTTTATCAGCAGGAAATGCAATTAATGGAACACAAATGAATGAGGTTACTGCGGCTACTACAGCAGCAGGTAACTTAATAGCGGTTGGTTCTACTATTGCTGCTGCAGATGCGGTTTCTCTTTTAACTAATGTATTTGATACTGCTTCAGCAGAATTACAACAAATTCCTGCTTCAGAAAAAAGAATGTTCGTAACTCCAAACATCTACAATGCATACTATGGTGCTTTAACAGCAGTTGCAGTAGCAGGTGCGGTTGACTATGGTCATTCAGAAGCTCAAACAGGAGTAAACTATGCTAGATTAAGCTTTAGAGGTGTAGAGTTAGTTCCTATGTATGAATGGGATGTGGCTTTAACAGCTTTAACAGGTGCTGATTTACCACCATTATTTACTTGTGCAGTAGCAGGAATCCAAGCAACTCAAGGTTGTATCTATGCTGCTAAAGACAATTTAATTATTGGTTCTAATGTAACAGACCCTGATACTCAGCTTAAAATGTTCTATGATGAAGTTTCTGATAATATGTATATCCGTTCTAACTTTACAATGGGATACCAATATGGTTGGGATTCTCTAGTAAATGGAGGGTGTTTAGTATAATTATTAACTTTAAAAAATAGAATAAAATGGCAATAGAAACAGGATTATTAGTAGCTTGTGCGGATTTACAGGCAGTAGGCGGTATAAGACAAATTCTTTTAACAGATTTGACTAATATTGATACTTTAACTGCAGGTTCTGACCACGATTATAGCAGTATTGTCGTTAGTGGCTCACCTAATTGGGCAAGATTTGAGTTTAAAAATGAAACAGCTTCTTTAACTATTACAGGTGCAAAAGAAAACGGAAGCACATCTTATGAGTGTGCAGTAAGTTTTTATTTACCTAGTATTAAAGGAACAGCATTTGAGCAACTTACTCAATTAGAAACTTCTTGTGCGGTAGCATTAGTAGAGCTAACAAGCGGTAAAAAAATGGTGGTTGGTATAAGCGAAAAGTATGGTAGTCAAGGTGTTGACACTAATACTTGGGATAGAAACCAAACATACGCAAACCTTACTTCAATAGAAGGAGGTAGTGGTGCTGCTTATGCAGATGAGAACGGAGTAACAGTTACTTTAACAGCTAGACAGTTTGAGCTTCCTAGAGAATACACGGGAACTATAACTCCTCAAGCGGGTGACATTACTGCGGTAACAACTTAATAAGCAAATTTTAGATAAATAGCGAGGGGGAAACCCCTTGCTAAATATCTTTCCTATGTGTGGTTGTAACAACAATAAAAAAATTGTAAATTTACCACACTTAAAAATATATTTAATTATGGCAAAGTATTCAATAAAAGAAAAATATAAAGGATTAGCAACAAGTTTTTATGATGGTCTTTTTGTTAGATGGGATAATGTTTCTCAAGAAGAGCTTGCCCATATTTACGAGGAGGTTAATGGAGGAAAATCTTTTGTAAATAAAATTGAAAAAACAAAAAAATCAAATGAGGAAAGCACCATTAAAGCGTCAAACAAAAAAACAAAGTCAACTAAGAAAGACGACTAAAAGTAATACATTTGAGTTTGGGGTATTTGATTTAGCTATCCCACCAAATATTACTGAACCAAAAAATTTAAAAAATATCGCTACTAAGTGGGTTCCATTTGGTACTGATAATTTATTTCCTCAATATTTAGCAGAGCTAAAGAGAAAATCATCAACACATAGAAGTGTTTTAGCTCAAAAAACTGTATTTACAAGTGGAGCAAAATTTGTTTGTGATAATGAACCCTTAAGAGAGTTTATAGAAGATGTAAATGCAAACCAAGAATCATTAAGAGATGTATTTAAGAAATTAGCAGATGACTATTATACGTTTGGTAATGCGTATATGGAATGTGTAAAATATGATGGAGGTGTAAACCTTTATCACTTAGACGCTACAACAGTTAGAATGTCTAAATCAAAAAAAGAAGTTTATGTAAATTCTGATTGGTGTAAGTATTGGAACAATGACGATAAAATGTATAGATTGCCTATATACCCAAGAGTAGCACATAATAAATTTGTAATACACTTTAAAGATTATGAGCCTACGTTTAACTTTTATGGGTTACCTGATTATGTTGCTGCACTAGAACATATTGCAGTAGACTATGAAATCGGTAAATGGAATCATACTAAGTTTTTAAATGGCTTTCAGCCTTCTGCTATTGTAGAAATTAGTGGAGATATGGGCGAAGAAGAAGCTCAGAAAATGGTTAAGGAAGCACAAAAGAAATTTGTTGGTGAGGGCAATAATGGTAAAATATTATTTATAGTTAAGAATGGTGACACATCACCTGCTAACGTACAGATAATAAAAGATGACCAAGAAGGAAGTTGGATAGAATTACAACAAATTACAGACCAAAATATAATTACCGCTAATAGATGGCAACCATCTTTATCAGGTATAGTAAGTTCAGGAAAAATGAATAATACAGGAAGTGAAATTAGAATAGCATACGATTTAGTAATGACTACTGTAATTAGGGATACTTCCGAATTAATATTAAATGGAATTAGAACGGTTCTTTATAATGAAATGGGGTATGACCCTAGAGATTTAAAAATTCATTATGAGCCGCCAATCTCATACGCTAATGACGTGGACATTAGAGAGGTACTAACTATTAACGAGCAAAGAATGTTAATAGATGAAGATTTACCTATGTTAGAAGATGGCGATATGTTTGTTGCAGACAGAGAGATTATTGTAACAGAGAGAGATGATGATGGAGATGGTGAAATAGACGAATCAAAAGAAATAACAGTAGAACAATAAAATGGGAAATACAAAACAATACAAAACATTAGTTACAGCAGGAGAGGTTATTAGCAAAACATTTACTAATAAAAATACAGACCCTGTTTTAGTTTCTGAAAATACGCTTGTATTGGCTGAGTTAGCTCATTTAAGACCCTTGTTAGGGGATAAGTTTTACGCAGAATTAAAAGAGCAACACAATGTAGGTGACTATCCTACTGTTGGTGGTTTATCTCAAAATAATCAAACTTTTATGGATTATTATTTAGAGGATTGCCTGTGTTGGTTTACTAGATTTGAAGTGGTAAATGACATAATGAGCAACATAACATCTAGTGGGGTTGTTCATAATATAGATGAGTTTTCAAGAATAATTACTCCTGCAGATTATAATGCTTTTAAACAAGACACATACAGAAAGGCGGAAATATTTGCTAATGATATGATAGATTATTTAAACGGTACAGACCAAGCAGGAATGTTTCCTACTTATAATAGTAATAAACCAAATAAGCTAAACAAGACATATAAAAATCACGGTATGATTTTTTATGATAGTATATATGGATATAATGGTGTAGAGGGCTGTATAACTTGTGGTACAGATTATGAAAATGGTGGTTGCAACTGTGGTTGTAGCGATTGTTAAAAATAAATAAATGGCAGCTAACGAACATAAAAATTTAACAGACGTAAACAGACATAACCCAAAAGGTTTTGAAACTGCTAACAATGATACAGTATGCAGCAAGGGCATAGGTAGTGGAACTACGGCTACAGATGGTAGTTTAGAATGGGTAGAAAAAAGTGAATTAAAAACAGAAAGCTTTGATATACAGGGCTATGTAACGGCAGCTAATTCAAATTATTATTACGGAAATAATATGACTGATGGGCAATCTCCTAATGAATATGACCAAGGCTATGGGGCTTCCACAGTAGGTGATGCTACGTTAAATGTAGGAGATTTTTTTAAGGTAAAATCAATAGTAATTAATAATGATTGTACTTTAAAAAGAATATATTTATTAGCAAACTCCACTACAGCTTCTGTAGTTACAGTTGCACTATGTAAGGTAACTTTTGCTTCAGGTGTTCTAGACCCTGTAACGCCTGTGCTTTTAAACGAAATAAGTATTACGGGTTTATCAGATAATGATAAGGTGGTAGTTGCAAGAAATTTAGCTCCTGAAACTTCTTTAACTGCAGGTGATGTATTGTTTGCAATGGTAAAATGTAGTTTAGCAGCAACATCATTTTTTAAAGTAGGAATAGAAGTGGGGTATGACAATTAATAACAAACATACAATGAAAGATACAATAGAAGATACGATACAAGTGGGAATGGCAAATGCAGGAGCAATAGGAATATCATTAGCATCATTTAATGAGGTGTTAACGACAGTATCTTTGTTAATAGCAATAGGATTCTCAATATATAAATTTATAAAAACAAGAAAATAATATGGCAAGTACAGTAACAGCATCAGACCTAACGGTAACTATAACAGAATCATACACATTAAACAATGTTGCTTATGGTAATAGTACAAATAAAACATTTACATCTAAGGGTCAGATTGACCAAAGAATAATGAATGTAGCTACATCATCTACAACTTTATTTATGTTTGATACTGCTGATAGCGCAGGAACAGCAGTTGCAGCAGATTATGTTTATTTTAGAATAACTAATTTAGACGATACAAACTTTGTTACTTTAAGGTTATACAATGGTGCTGATAGTTTTTGGCTTAAAATAGCTGCAGGGGAAAGCTTATTGTTAATGAACAATGAAATGGATGCTGTAACAGGCACGGCTTTTGGTGCTTTAGCAGATATCTCCCACATATACGGTCAAGCAGATACAGCAGCATGTGATGTAGAATTTATGGTAGTAACTGCATAATATGGCTAAAAAAAGAAAGCTAAACTCTAAAAATCCAAAATACATGGACGAAGTAGTTGAGGTTAAAAACACCAAGAAACTTATTAGAGAGATAAAAGGAGTACGAATTTACGCTGTTTTTAATGAATAGTTGTAATTTATTCCTAGTAAGGGATGCTTTTACTGATAAATCTGTTATTGGTAAGCTTTATCTTAATGGAGAATTTATAGCACATACATTAGAACTTCCTTGGAAAAACAACCAAAAAGGTATATCTTGCATCCCGAAAGGAGTGTATGATTGTAGGGTTAGATTGGCTGAACAAAGCGCAAGTAGAGATTACACACACCTTATTGTAGATGATGTTCCTGATAGAAGTTACATTTTATTTCATAGGGGTAATTCTGCAAAAGATAGTAGGGGTTGTATTTTAACAGGAATGATGAGAGGTGATGACGTTATATATCAAAGCAAGTCAGCTCATAGTCTACTGATGAAAACAATCATAGATAACAAGATGGAAAATAAAATTGAATTAGTAATTAAAAATAGATAATATGAGTAATTTTTTTGAGAAGTTTTTATTAGGAACAATGTTTAAGAGCAAAAAGTTTTGGTACACGGTAGTTGGTATTGTTACAACTTTTTTTAGCGACACTTTTGGATTAGATGCAACAGAGGTTAATAATATTCTAACGAGTATTTGTGCCTTAGTTTTAGGACAAGGTATTGCTGATACTGCAAAAGCAAAGAAATAATTTGTTTATTAAATAAATATAGTTAACTTTGTAGTCCTTCTCTGAGTGTTTTCATAGTGGGTTTTAGTTAGCAGTAATTAAGAGTGAGAGGTTAATAACTTCTCACTCTTTCTATTTATAAGGTTTTTTTTATTATATATTTACTAAAACTAAAATTATAAATTATGCTAGAAAAATTAAAAGGAAAACGATTGAGGCTGTCTGCCGAAGAAGTTGAGCTTATTAATGAGTTCAGAGGTGATAATTTAGAAAACATTAATGGAAATACTGCGCTAGATATACACTTAAAAGAAAGAGGGATAGATAAGAAAGATGTTGTTAGTGTGAAACATTGGCAAAGTATGAGTGGAGATTTAAGATTCTCTATCGTCACAAAGGAAGATTTTGGTCTAAGTGAAAATCAAATCTTTAAAAAAATAAATAACTTCATAGAAGAATACTCTCCTACTTATACTACAATAAAACATACTAAAGGAAATCATCTTCTTGTAATAAATCCTGCAGACATTCATATAGGTAAGTATGCTAACGAGCTAGAAACAGGAGAGCAATATGACTGTGAAACTGCTGTAGTTAGAGTATTAGAAGGCATAGAAGGATTAATACAAAAGTCAAAAGGATTTGACATTGACAGGGTATTATTTTGTGTAGGTAATGATGTCTTACACATTGATAATGTGTATAATACAACTACAAAAGGTACGCATCAAGATACAGATGGCAAGTGGTGGGAACACTATGAGATTGCTCTTATGCTTTATGTAAAGTGTATAGAAACGCTAAGACATATAGCTCCTGTAGATGTTATACATAGTATGAGTAATCACGATTACCAAAGCGGCTTTCATTTAGCACACACATTAAAAAGTTGGTTTAGAAAAACTAAAGATGTTAGCTTTGATATAACAGTAGCCAACAGAAAATATTATAAATATGGCAATAATCTTATTGGTTTAGAACACGGAGACGGTGCTAAAATGGATAAATTACCTCTTTTGATGGCGCAAGAAAAGCCTGAGATGTGGAGCA